CAATACGAGTCTTATCTTGCTTCTACTGCTTACATAGCAGCACGTAAGGCTGACTATAAGTCACTTGAAGAACAAGCAGACATGAGATACTGGGATTCAGTTAATTCCACTACTAAGTGGGTAGACCATGTAGCTAAAGTTAAATCAGATAACCCAAAAGGATAGACTATGCCGTACATTGGAAGACCACTAAACGCTGGCAATTTAGCCGTACAGTCAGGGGCAGGAGATGGATCAGATACGACACCTATAGCCACCCTAGATTATTCCGTAGGTTCATCAAATAGTGTAGCAGTATATTTAGACGGTGTTAGGCAACTTGCAGGGACGGATTTTACTGCTAGTGGGACAGTACTTACCTTTACTACGGCTCCTGCCGATGGTGTAGGTGTGGATGTGTATTTCTTAGGGTTGGAGCTAAGTATTCCTACGCCAGCAGATGTGTCTGTTAGTACGGCTAAAATTATAGACGATGCAGTAACTTTGGCGAAGATGGCTCCCGGTACTGACGGGAATATTATTAGTTATGACGCATCTGGGAATCCAGTGGCTATTGCAACGGGGAGTGACGGGCAAGTTTTAACTTCTACTGGTGCTGGTAGTCCTCCTGCTTTCGAGGCTGCTCCCGGTGGTGGTTTGGTTTTTATTGCAGAGGTTAATGTATCAAGCGGTGATGCTGCTGCCAGTTTCTTATCTAGTTTTAGCTCTACCTATGATGACTATATTGTATATTTTGACAATATGCAGGTTACAACTAACACGGCTATAGGTTCAGTTAGAATTGCAATAGGTGGAGCAGCGAAAACCGATTCTACCTATGCTTACGGTCAATCTGGATTAAATGAGGGAGGAAGTGAGGTTTATGGGGCGAATACTGCGTCTGCTTTATATCGACTGTCGGCTGGCTCATGGGGCGATCAAGCAACTGAAGTTGGTGCTGGGTGGGTAACTTTTCATGGTGTTAATGCAGCAGTACAGAAACACCTCAACTCTTTTACATCATTTATAGACTCAAACACAACTTATGTGGGGTCTTACGGAGGCTCTGGGTATCAAGGGGCGACTACTGCGTGGTCTGGCTGTCAGTTCCTGTCTAACAGTGGAACTTTAATATCTGGTAACTTTAAACTTTTTGGAATAAAGAACTCATAATATGCCTAGATTTGGAAGATCACCAGAGGGGCTAGTACCCTTCACAGCAGAAGAAGAAGTTGAAGCAGATGCAAGAGAACAGGCGTGGGCAGATGGCACTGTTTCACGGAACGCTTCCCATGAAATACAAAGATTAGAATCCACAATAACCCAAAGGCGCATCAGAGAAATGACAACAGTAGCAGGGGCTAAGTTTGTTGATGACGTTGAGAAACTCATAGCCATCGAAAGGGCCAAGCTGTGAAAGAAATACGCATACCAGTCAGTAAGCCTACTCCAATTAACCAGTGTGGCACATGGTCAATCCTATATCCAGCCGAATGGACAAAGAAGAGGAAAAATAAATGAGTGTAACTAAAGTAACAAGCATGATGTCTACAGGCACAAAGGGTGGTGACATACCATCAGCTAGTACCCTAGTCATAGACACAGACGGTGACTTCTTTGATATCACTGGAACCACTGGTATCACAGCTATGACCGTTGATGCTGGCAGACGCTTCACTCTGCAGTTTGATGGGGCTGTTGTGTTGACGCATGGTAGCTCTTTGTATTTACCGGGGGCTACGAACTTTACCACAGAAGCTAACGACAGCTTGGAATTTATAGCTACTGCTGCTAACACAGTGCGGTGTACTGGCTATGCGTTGAAGGATGGGGGAAGTCCTGTTGTTTCTTTGGGAGGGCAGTATAAATTTCTTACAGGCACTTGGGACATATCTACTACAGGATCACTGGCTCTAACGGGTGTTGGATTTGCGCCCAAACATATAATTCTTGTAGCTGCGGTTGCTACTCAACCTACTGGAAACATCTCTATGGGCAATTCCGATGGGACAGAATTTAATCTGTATGACCAGCATGAAAACGCTGCTAATGACTGGGGGCTGGTTGTTAACACGAAGATAGTATCTATTGCTCTGGATAGTGGCAACAAATATGCGTATTTGACGGTCAGCAGTTATGATGAAGACGGCATTACGTTAAGCCGAACTAAATACAGCACACCAACCGGTACAGCGCATTACGGCATAACTTTTTTAGGGTGAAACAATGAGATATTCAAAACAAATTTCTACGGGAAAACTACTTGAAACTCAGGGCGAGGGCAACCCTGATAACCCCGCACACTTAGCGACACTGAAAAACAATGCAATCGTTGGGGGCATTGCAGAAGCCGACATTGAGGTTGGTTACGCTGATGATGCTGTGGTTGCAGGTTGGTTAAAAAAAGAAGAAGACGATGCTATGACATATGCCGATAGACGTAAATTAGAATACCCAACGATTTCTGAGCTAGTTGTAGCTCTTTACGATACTGACGACAAAGCAGCATTAGAGAAACGTAGGTCTGACACTAAGGCCAAATATCCTAAGCCTGAATGATGAATGGAGAAGATACTAGAGGGAGCATGGGCAGTCTTTGTAGGCATAGGTTGGTTCTTTATCAACCGTATTACAGCTAAGGTAGATGCTCTGGAGAAGGATAAGGCTGATGGTTCTACTGTAGGCAGACACGCAGGGTTGATACATGAGGTAGACCGTAGGATAGATGAGTTGCAGTATACTACAGTACCAAGGCAAGAGTATAAGTCTGACATTGCTGGTCTTCACATAAGAGCTAATGAACTGGAGAGATCTAAGGAAGACAAGGTGACAGACATAAGAATAGTCAGTGGAGACCTACCTAATCCTACTAAAAAAGGAAAGTAAGTGGACAAAATTAATGAAATAGTAATAGCTGTAAGTAGTGGTCTACTTGGAGTAGGACTTTGGATATTTAAGAGGTTATTCAAATCTATTGACATAGCTCATGAACGTATAGATAAACTTGAGTCTAAACAAATGGATCGTCAGTATTTAGAGACTCAATTAGCACCTATTAGAAAAGACTTAAATATAATACTTGAACACTTACTAGGTAATAAGAAATGAGTAGCCGTAAGACTAATGTACAGTTGAATAAAGATATTATGTTGTCTAAAGATAATCTTCATAGACTTGTATTAGTAGAATGGTTTGATCCTTATGATAACTCAGAAGAAGTAACTATAGCTGACTTAGATGTACAAAAGGCTGTCTATGAGTCCTGTGGTTTTCTTATGGGTGTATCTAATGATCATGTAGTTATTGGTTATAATAAGGATAGAAGTGAAATAGGAAAATACAAGGGATATGGAGCTATTCCATTATCTCTGGTTACTAATGTATCAATAATGGATAGGAATTGTAACTAATGGACGTACTAAATAGAGTCCCTGGAACTATGGCATTGATGGTAGTAATAGGATGGTGTCTGGCTTATTATGTTTGTACACCTAACTAAGGAGAAACAGAATGGAAATGTTTATGAACCAAAGTTGGTTCCAGATAGTAGGAGAAGTCGTACTGATGTTTACAGCTCTAACTGGAGCTATGCCTGACAGGTTAGTGAATAAAATACCTGTATTAGGTAAACTTTGGCCTATCTTTAACTGGTTAGCTGGTAACATCTTTAATAACGTCAATCATCCTAAAGGGATGGCTGCATTACAAGAAGTAGAAGATGAACTTGATAAAGCTAAGGCTGAAGTTAAAGATCGTACTGGTGTTACTGATGTCCTTAACGGGCTGTAGTATACTACCACAAATGGCTGCACCTACGGCTAACTTTGGGTTAGGACTTTATAATGCTGACTCATACTACTCTAAAGAATGTCTGTGGTATGAGCCAGTACAACTTAGTGCTGAGACTAAAGAGTGGATAACTAAGAATAAACCTACTGGTGTAGTAGTAAAAGATTTAGCTAAGATAGCTAGAAATAATGATCTCTATAAAGAGGTATGTAAATAATGAGTAATGGAACCGTTAAAGACCTAGGTGATCTACATGGAATTATCGCTAGAACACTTAAAGATCAACTTATAAATGGTGTAACCTCGGTATCTAAAGATGGAACTATTGAACAAATTTCAGCTCCTGCATCAGTCCTTAATGTTGCAAGGCAGTTTCTACGAGACAATAACATTGAGTGTCTGGGTGCTAATAATGAAGACATAAAAGGATTAGTGGAGGAGTTACCGTTTGATGAAACCCCAAGTAGATCAACTCAAACTAATTAAGAGTGATTTCAGGAATTTTCTTTATATTGCTTGGAAGCACCTTGCTCTACCTCCTCCTACTCCTATACAATACGACATCGCTGAGTATCTCCAGTATGGGCCTAAGAGACTTATTATCCAGGCCTTTCGAGGTGTTGGTAAATCTTGGATTACTTCTGCTTTTGTTGTATGGAAGTTACTTGTTGACCCACAATTAAAGTTTCTGGTTATATCTGCATCTAAACAAAGGGCTGATGATTTCTCTACTTTCACTAAACGGATTATCCATGAGATGCCTATTCTTCAGCATCTCAGGGCAAGAGAAGAGCAAAGAAACTCTAATGTTGCCTTTGATGTAGCTCCCAGTAGAGCAGCTCATGCACCTTCAGTTAAATCTGTAGGTATCACCGGACAAATTGTAGGCTCTCGTGCTCACTTTATCATTGCTGATGATGTTGAAGTATTATCCAATGCTTTGACTCAGGTAATGAGAGACAAGTTGGGCGAAGTGGTAAAAGAATTTGATGCAGTAGTAATGCCTAAGGTAGGACGTATAGTCTACCTTGGGACACCACAGGTTGAAGAATCGTTATACGCAGGACTACAGAATAGAGGCTATGAATGTAGAATATGGCCTGCTAGGATGCCAGATAAGCGTCTTAAAGAGTTCTATGCACACCGACTATCCCCTTTTATCAAAGAGCTTCAGATCAAGCCTGAGGAGCCTACAGACCCATTGAGGTTTGATAGCCTTGATTTGAGTGAAAGAGAAGCATCTTATGGTAAATCAGGGTTTGCTCTACAGTTTATGCTGGATACTTCTGGTGAAGATGACCAGAGATACCCACTTAAGCTAGAACATTTGATTGTAATACCCTTAAGTACAGAGAAAGGCCCAGGAGAAGTACTATATGGCAAGGATGATCTACTGGATCTACCTGCTGTAGGTCTCACTGGAGACTACTTCTACAAGCCTATGCACGTTTCTCAAGACTACTTTACTTATACTGGGGCTGCTATGCACATAGATCCTAGTGGTAGAGGGCAGGATGAGACAGGATATGTAGTTACTAAGTTGTTACATGGTAAAATCTTTGTATTAGCTATAGGAGGACTTAAAGGTGGGTATGACAATGCCACTCTTACGCAGTTGGCTAAGATTGCTCAAAAACACGCAGTCAACCTCATTGAAATTGAGGCTAACTTTGGGGATGGGATGTATACTGAGATATTTAAGCCCATCCTCTTTAAATACCATAGGTGTACTGTTGAGGAGATCAAACATAGTAAACAGAAGGAAGCAAGGATTATAGATGACTTAGAGCCTGTTATGAATCAACATAGGCTTATATTTGATAGGTCAGAAGTAGAACGGGATTATGAGGAGTCTAAGGAGGAACCTAGGAGGCAACTGTTCTACCAAATGACTAGATTGACAAGAGACAAGGGGTCTCTACAGTATGATGATAGGCTGGACGTACTGGCTATGGGTGTCCACTACTGGTGGGAACAAATGGCTCAAGATGAACACGCTGCTTACAAAGATCGTCAACAAGAGGAGTTTATGGATGGAATAATGAACTTTATGAATACTGTTAATGAAACTAATATAGACGAGTCCGTGTGGACTAATGTGAGGTAAGATGCTTTGGTTACTAATGATAATCCACCTAGGGGGTGATCCTGTATCTGTACGACACGCTGAGATAGGTCAGACCTTTCACAGTGAACAAGACTGTATTAAACGTATGAGAGAAATCTTTCAACAAGCTGAACAACAAAAGCAACCTGTGCCATCTGAAGTTAACATGGGTTGTGTAGTATTCAATGCTAAAGGAGCTTAATGGATAGTAATGTTGAACCCTGTACTAGATGTGTAATGATAGAAGCTAAACTAGAGATGATAAGTGTAGAGTTTAGTGCATATAAAGCTAAGTATAAGGAGGCTATAGAACGTGCCAATAAGTACACTAAAGATGATCCAGAGTATAACCCCACTTAATATAAAGAAAGTCCATAAAATTAAACAAGTAAAGGAGCTAGATAATGAAAGTAAAGAAAGTATCAGGAGACACAGGGAACGGAGGCTTTAATTCTAGCCTTGGGAGACCTAATCCCACCCCTAGTCCTAAGGATACCAGTGGTATGACACTAAAGAACCAAGGTGTATCTAAATTATCAACTAGGTTGCCTTATGACTCTTCTAAAGGAGAGATCAGGAACCACAAAGGACTGTAATTATGCCAAAGCTTAAAGGATACAAGAACCCTCAGCCTAAACCTAAGGTAAGACGCAAGCCCCCTCCACAGAAACCTGTGAAACTTAGGACGTATTAGGTAGACCTAGTGTGCTCCCTCAGATAATTTAAGATAAAAATCTGAGGGGGTATACGCTATAGTACGATCCAGAATCTCCCCCCTTCGATCAATATATATTCATTAGAGCACCAAAAGTTAACTCAAAGCGGGCCACAATGTATCATTAGGTGGACGCATGGTCATCATTATGTTCTCATTAAGTGTGGCCTTGTGTCTTTGCTGTGGTATTAATGTTTTTATCTTATCATTCAACCAGGAGCTAACAAGGTATCAACCTGGTAGTTCCTCAATGATAGGAGCTAAGGTCTGCTTACCAGGTGGACAGTATTACTGAGCTAACAAGTGGACAGCCTGGTAGTTCATCAATGATCTGTCAATCTCCCAGAACTCTGGGGAAATAGGTATTATCATTTATTTTATTTTTATTTGTTTTTTTACTTGACAGGTAGAATGATAGGATATACATTGATATTAACATTAATTCAACCAGGGGATACACAATGACTTTATCCGAACAAGTAGCACAAAAGGAATTCGCTATCATTAGGAAACAATTAGAGATGATTCAAGAAAAACTAGACAATGCTAAAAATAAACCTTTCTTTATTCAATTAAATAACTTAGAGTCTATTGCTAGGAATGCTAACAAAGCTATTAAAATAATAAAGGGGCTATAATGAAAGAGCTTAGATTCTACATAAAGAATGTATATGGTAAAGAGATGACCTATCCTGTTAAAGAGTTTGCTAAAGAGTTTGAAGCATTGACAGGCAATAAGACTGCTAGTCCTACACATTTAAAAGCTTTAAAAGCATTAGGCTTTGACATCGCTATAAATTCAGCTGATTTTACCTTAACTTATCTTTAATTCAACCAGGAGACAACACAATGTATACTTTTAACTTTCAAGAAGTAAAGATTAACTGGTTGACTCAAAGAGCTACCTGGAATATCTTTATTAAATTTATGCCTCATGCTACAGTATATCCTACCATCGCAAATAAACTTTAATTCAACCAGGAGACAGACACAATGTTAATATTCGATTATGCAAGTAAAAAAGAGCTTAAAGAGAATATCGGGAAAGCATTAGATTATAGTGAAACTTCAATGTTTGGGCCTGAATATGAGCCAAATGGTACGTTAACAGGCTGTAACAGACCTCA